AACGTGTGAGTGATGCGACCTTATAAGGAATGCTACTATGTACTTGTCGCTTTGTCGGGATTACTAAAGATTCAGTGAGATCCTGCTCTGATGCGAGCAATGCGACCATGAGCTTACTGATTGAAGCTATGGGACGAATTGTGTCACTATCTTGTTCTCTTAAGATTGTTCCATCTTCACTGGCTACCAGAAAGCTCTTTGCACTAAAGGTCGTCGCCGGAACATAACGCACATGATGTTTACTGATGCCTCTTGCTTCGGCATTCCCAATCAACATGGTTGCTGCACAGACAGCTAAGATCAGATGTTTCATCTTAGTATTATACTATAAATGTAAACTAAGGTCAACCAGTAATGAGGCCTTGTCCTGGTGCAGTCCAAAGTGGTCCAACCGACACAGGACCATATGTCATAACTGGCGCAGAAAATGTAGAGCCATCATCTATTTGAAAACTTATTCGGCCGCCTCGGTCATTTGTATCTAGTAGATTATCTATAACACGAACCATAAAGGTTCCTTGTGTATTATCTACAAGGATCAATTGCCTTACTTCGAACTTTACGCTTGCAGGATTTTTAGGATACCAATTAAATGAAGTTATCCTATTGAGATCTGAACCAGTTAGTTTGAAGTAACTAGGAATGCCGCTAGTGATAACAATACCAACTATACCACTGCCCTCAAACGGGCTTGTCGGTAATGCTTGGATACTTGCGATAGTTGTCATCTAGTATTTATCTTTAGGAAGCGATGCTATTGTGGCCTTCCTAAGTTGGGCAGTCCTTTCCTTGCTAAAAAAGATTATCTTGCAGGTCTTTAGTAATTTGTATTCTTCTTCTGTTATAGAAGGTAGTGTGAATCCATACATCATCATGCAGTAGGATGCAAATTCTTCATCTGCCTCGAATATCCAACCACTTGCCCAATCATTGACCTTCATGCTCCCACGGCCGGCCAGATTGGCATCTACCCCAAGTAGTAACTCATAGTCGTGGTGCTCCACAGCAGATATGCGTGGAGTCTTGGCATAAAATTTCATGTTCGATATTTGTTCTTAAGGTCTTCCGGAATATAAGATATACGCATACATCCTGCAAGAAACGGATCTTGCAATTTAATTATAGTCGCATAAGCAGAATTGATACGTCCCGACATTCTGTACCAACGGTTAACATATCCGTCAGTATCACCATCCCATTCATAATCAGTCTTGATTAGTTCAAAGTCTTCACCTAGTGTCTTGAATTTCTCCAACAGTTGCGGATGATCTTCTGCACTAACCAAAAACTCAACTAATACAAATTCCTTCATGTTGATACTACTTCACTATATGTGACGATTATTAATTCTCCACTGATCCTTGAACAGGTCGGCGCATATTTCCTTTCCTTTATAGAGAAGGATTGTATCCCGAGTGTTTTGATCACTTGCTTGCAAGTTAATGATCGGTTAAGGTGGACATTAAGATTTATCTTCTTATTGTTGAATTCGACATCCACGCTGCTGATAGCTTCACTGTTTATACCAGTGATAATAGGTCCAAAAAAGGATTTTGTGGGACTTCCATTGATCAACCAATTCATAGCGAGAACAGTCAAAATCAATGATAGGATAATGACAAAGAATGTATTGCCTAAAAGACGTTTCATAGAACCTCTGTGTATTATCTATTTATAATTCCGTCTTGCAAGATGAATTAAATTCACCTAAATGCTCATTAAAATCACGAAGATTGAACATGGTGGTACGACGTACAGCATCTGTACCTATCCAAGTAAAACTAATATTCCTGCCTGTCTTTAGTGCCTGGATTAGTTCCTTTGATTCATATACAGAACGCATCAACAGCTGGCCGTCTTGCATCCATTGCACCGGTAGGCCAATATCTTTCTTATCCACTTGGATCAGAGGAAACTGCGGTGCATTGCCTGTCATTGTATTCCAGTAGACAGCAATAAGAGGGTCTCCACTTCGTTGTGGAGAGACCTTGCTAGAACATACAAGACGTAGACTGGTAGCAGCCTTCATCGTCTTTGTACCGACCTGTGTACCAACTGCGCCAGTGTGATAGATATATCCTGCGACACTTTTGTCATGTCCGGTTACTTCAGTTACTTGCCAATCTGTATTTTCAGCCATGACAGCCATTGTGGCAAATACAGTAACCAGACTGACAAGTAATTTTTTCACCGATGCTCCTTGATATTGTTGATATTATAGCGTATAATTATACTTTTAGTCAACAGAATTGAACTAAATAACAATGTACTTAACGGGAATCTAATGAAGCAGAATATCTATATAATCTATGATAGCCAGACTGAATACGTGACAAATGAGATCTGTAAGAAAGTTGATATAACCAAAAAGTTCTTCTCTGAAAATAGTGAACTAACAACAGATATTATAACTGAGATATCGACATCCTGCATGGGAGATTTCTTTTATGTTATTAAGTCTGATAAGGAAATATTATTTCCCGATTTTGATTTTTCCTTTAAACCTGATGCATGGGACAAAGATTATGTCCATCTATGGAATAGTGAAGGATCTGTTCGTCTATACAATACACTTAATGTACAGAAGGATCCATCAAATTATAGTGATGTAGCATTGAAGAGTGGTGAGATAAGTCTTAAAGTTTCTGTAGATAAAATATACACCTATCCTATTTTTGATATTATATTTCTGAGCTATGATGAAGAATATGCTGATGTAAACTATAATAAACTATTAGAACGATTTCCTAAAGCGAAAAGATTGCACAACGAAAAAGGTATCCTAAGAGCACATAAGTTGGCGGCGCGGTTAGCAGAAACAGATATGTTCTATATTGTTGATGCTGATGCTGAAGTTGTTTCTACATTTAATTTTAGTTATCAACCACAGTCACTAGATAGAAGTTCTGTCCATGTATGGCATTCTCATAATCCTGTGAATGATTTAGAATATGGATATGGTGGCATAAAGTTATTTCCAACTAGGGCTTTAAAGACATATCTTGGATCTCCAATTGATTTTACAACAACTGTATCAAAGAGTCTTAAGGTAATACCTGAAGTAAGTAATATAACCAGATTCAATACTGATCCATTCTCTGCGTGGCGCAGCGGATTTAGAGAGTGTGTGAAACTTGCTTCTAAGATAATTCCTAATCAGGATAATATAGAAACAGAAGAGCGACTTGATATATGGTGCACCAAAGGTAAAGATAGAGACTTCGGGGACTTTGCTATTATGGGTGCAATTGATGGGTCCGAGTTTGGCAGAATACATAAGGATCAACCTGAATTTATCAGGTTGATCAATGATTTCGAATGGTTGGAAAAGAGATTTAATTCTTAACAATGATTACCTAGATAACCTTCAACTAATTCATTAATATCTTTTTCTAATTTATCAGTATTGATAAAGATCTTTACATCTCTCATTTTCTTAAACGAATCTTCCATAACTTCCCATGTTGCATTTTTATTTACAGGGATGGGATGAGTAAGTTCATCACCCTTTAATTCAACAACATTTCCATCATAATACTGAACAAGAATTTGTTCTATGTACTTAGAAGGAATCTCTTTAGCGTCTATTTCTTTCACAATACGATCAAATACAGAAGGTTTAGCAATTCTGCTGATAGCTCTATCTATATTGAAACTCGTTGTCGTTTTCTTTGCCATGTTACTCATCTCCCAGGTACTCCTTATATTTATAAGAATACGGCTGGTTAAAAACCAGCCGTATTATGATAAGATTTACTTGGTGTTGACTCGCGCAGCATCTCTTTTGAGTTTGGCTGCAACTTTGGCATCAATAACCGCTTCTTTCTTTTCTACCTTAGCTTCAGCAGCCTTGCGTTGATCACGCTCTCGACGCTTATTCTTCTGTTCCTCAAGCTTCACAGCTTTAGTATCGTCTGGTAGTGCTGGGCGGCCGCGCCCAGGTTTCGAATCAGGATCCAAGGTATAGGCTTCTTCTCTCTTCGCAGCAGCATCTTTCTCAAGAAGCTCTGCCTGGAGGATAAGACCTCTTGCCACAGCAACAGGATCACCAACTGGTGCCGCTACTACTGGTGCAACTGGTGCCGCTTGCTTGGCCAAATATTCATCGACCTTCTTATCAATGGTTGCATTGATAAGTGCTAATGGTACAGCCTGACCCGGTAATGGGAGCATTGTAATATTAGTTACAGGTTCCTTACGTAGGTATCCGCGCTGGTGGAGTGCTGTTAAACAATTCAGGCCATCCGGAAATGTTCTGCGGTTTAAGACTTCATAGAAATCATTCGTCTCCACGGATTCTTTGCTGTTAAGGCATTGAATTAAATAGTCGTGATAGCTGTCTGGAAGACGTTCTGTTTCAACGATTAAACAATTGTTTTCATCGTTTGGAAGTTTTCTAAACACTACAGCAACACGGACTCCGGTATTTAAAAGCTGACCGGCGTGCTTTTTTAGGCCTTCTATTGCCATAATTACTCCTTAAAAGGGAATTACCCCCTTTGGTTATGCTGCTGGTGCTTCTGCTGTCGCTGGTGCTTCTGCTGTCGCTTCCTTTGCCTGTGTACTTTCTACATATGCAAGGAATCCAGATAGCTTGTTATAAGCATCTCCGACTTGCGATAACTCACCTGCCTGGAACGCGCCACGACGTGAAGCCAAATCCACAACGCGAGCCAATAGTTGAAGATCAGCAATTGTAAGCTGAACTGGTTCTACTGAAGTTGTTGTTTGAGCTTCTGTTGCTGCTGTCACTGGTGCATCTACTACTTCTGGTGCTGCTGCCTTCTTGTTTGCTTTTGCCATTTTATTTTCCTTTGGTTAAATGTTTATTGTAAGAGCAATTCTATACGTTTTTATTTACCATCTCGCTCAAGTAATTCTGATTTTATTGGACAAATATAGGCGATTTTTAACTCTTTTTGTCATTAACAAAGTATATAACCAAAAGAAAAGCACCCGAAGGTGCTATTCTGTAGCAGTTGACTAGTACTCAACTTGCAGGGCCGGTTGGTTGCGGCAAAACTTTGACCAGATGCTCTGGCCAATTGATATAAAACTTCCATTCTTCATCACGGATATGAATCGGCAGAGTCTTCCTCTTAGCCAATATTTCGTAGTAAGTCGGCTTGTAAGGCTTCTTCTTTGGTACAATCAAATGGTCTGCACCCTTGTCGCTGTTACACGTCTTGCAGGATGTACATACATTCAGCCAGTTGGTCTTACCACCATGCGATCTTGGAACCACGTGGTCAAGTGTCAATTCAGTCAACTTCACCTTACCCTTTGCTTCCTTGCACCGGCTGCTAGTTTGAAGCTGGCATGTGAAATCATCACGCAAGTATACATTGTTCCGGCTGTACTTCAATGTCTTGCTCCACTTAACTTGTTCAGTCATAATAACAATAGATGGAACTTTCATTTCCAAAAATTGCGATCTAACAATCCATTCATCGTAGGACTTCAACACCTTCACCTTACCCAGAAACATTAGACGCACGGCAACTTGCCATGTTACTACAGAAAGAGGTACATGAGAGAGCGGTTGGCCATCAGCGTTGAGTAAAAGTGTATCCATGATTTTTATTTCTATTAAGAGGAGGACTAAGAGTCCTGTTGCTAGTATACGGCTAGCACCAAGATAGGTCAAGCAATCTGCTTGACTATTTCCAAATACTGCTGAAATTCGCGTGGGACGCCTTTGAGACTCATTGCTACCGCATCTTCACGTCTTTCGAAATCTACACGAAATGTTTCTCGGTAATGAACCATACCTGGTTCCCAATCTTTTATTACATCTCTTTCGATTTTGTATTGGACTTGATTGTTACACGAATCATCTACCCAATCTTTGAAGAAGATTTCGAGTAGTCGATGTTTATCTATATCGACACTATCTTTGATTTTAAAGAATAGGGAATTTGACATCAATGGGCCTCATTGATGTATTTATCCTACCTATTGGTCGAGAGTGAGCAACTTTAGGTTTATAGCTGCAATGGCAACCCTTGCATCTTCTCTATACATTTTTCTTTGATGTATATCATTCATTGAATGACCCGACCAAAGTTCTTCAAAGATGGGAGTAAACATAGTTTCGAGTGCCTCTTCAACATCGAAATCAGCACCAAGCTCGTCATCCACTATGACCTCTGCTTCACTCAATAATCTATTCTTGGCAATTGCCTTTGCAACGTCATCTAAGAAGATGTCGTCAGTTGGCAGTAAATAATTGTTCATCTTGTGTCCTTGTGCCTTGTGTTGTATTGTAGTTTATTGAGCTGCAATTAGCCGATTCTTTGCGAATTTAGCGGCTAACTGCATGATCAATCACTATCGCTTGCTTTGTGGCGAGTGACGATCTGGCTCATACCAGGCAGTCATACCAAACGGGGCAACTAAGCGACGCTGAGTATCACCGTGGATAAGGAACAGTGTATCGCACCAGTTCTCATCACCCCAGCTGCCGCATGGGTAACCGTCTGTCATCATGATGAAGCGTTCGGGTTGGATGTCATTTTCCTTCATGTAAGTCCAATTACACATGAAGTCAGTGCCGCCGCCGCCCTTTATTTCGTAGCTATCGATCTCATCGATGTTCTCAGGATTGAATTTGGCATAACCATACACACGAGTATCGAAGCACCAAACTTCAAGATCAAAGTCCATGAACTGTTCCATGATACCCTTGGTCTCACTAAGCAGGTCGCGCAGCATATCTTCGCTCATAGAACCCGAGCAGTCAATTGCCACGGCGGCCTTAACCTTGACGTCTTCCTTTGTGCCCGGAAGATAGATACCACTTGCTTGGCTTTTACGCGAGCAGCGGCTCCATGTAAAGTCATTCTTAATCATGGATTGGATCTTCATGTTAAGGATCTCACGCCAATCCATTTGTGGCTCAACTAAATCCTTCAACATGCGCTTCACACCCAACGGGGTATTACCGGCACCTGCAGATTTGGCAGCTTGCATAACGGCAGCACGAATTTCGTCTGTAAGGTTGCGACGCTCTTCATCTGTCATCGGCTCACCCTTACCATCACCTGGTTCCAAGTGAACGTCAAACTCCGGCCAATTGGCATTTGGATCTTTGAGCAAGAGTTCGTACACTTCTTCCGCAAACATACCTTTGTACTTTGCGTCGAAGCAGGCAGTAACACCAGATGTCTTTGGATCTGGAAGCTTGCCAACATTGTGCTCGTGGAGCTCGTAGTTAATAACAAAGTCAGCCGCAGCATTCCACATCTTGGGTTTACGGCTACCACGACGACTCATGTGATCGTAGACACAGTGTTCAACTTCGTGAGCAACAAGGAAGATGCATTCAGCTTTATTCAGCTTGCTAATGAAATCCCTGTTGTAATAGAAATAGCGACCATCAGTGCCAGCAGTCTTGCACCAGGTTTCATCTGTGGCATCCTTCATGATCAACCGAGTTGCAAGTGTACCCCAAAACGGTTGTTGAAGGAGCAGCGAAATTCGTGCTCGAATGATCTGTTCGACGACTGCTTCTGGACTATTATTTGCTGCCATATTTGTTCCTTTGTTGCCTATATTATATACTTATGTGGGCAAATTGTCTACAGGAAACGAATCATGTACGCACATGAACAAGGGCCTGAGAATATTTTGTTACACCGTTATGCCCAAGTACAATAGTTGTCATGGATGTATTACCATGCAATTTCCATCCGTATTCTAGGAGATCGTTTATCTGACGAATGAATGCTTCTCTATCATTACCTTCCACTATTGTATATTCTGTCATTATATATTCCTTACAAACACTAATGTTTCTTTGATATTGCCCTGAAATATCTTTTCCATTGTAGAATCGAATATTTCGAACTTATCGGGGTGTTTTATTATTTCACCAAAGGGGCCGGTTTGGCCCGCACGGTAATATCGATCATGGGAGAGAACACTTCTTATCTTATCCCCGCTTCTATGGAATTTCAGTCCTCTAAAATATATTTCCCGTACTTTTCGTGGAAGCCCTTGAACGTCTTCAGTTGACGGTGATTGATAGGCAGCGCATAGTCGCGAAGCGCAGTCTTAGCGCCCAGCACAATCATTTCAGTCTGGAAGTTATCCATCATGAATTCGAAGAAGTGATCAACGCATTCATGCCACGTATCCATTCCAAAGCCTTCTTCCTTTGCCTTTGCCTTTGCAACCCATTCCTGCAAGGTGTAGCACATGGAGATCGTCAGCGAATACATTGCGCTCAAGTCCTTGACATTCAGTGTCTTTTCCTTGCCCATCAACACATCTTCCGACTTTGGCATACGAGCAGCAACCTTGCGGTGTGCGCTGAATTCGGTTGCCAGACCGTCACCAACCGTACCTGCAACCAGTGCAGTATTCATGGATTCTGGCAGGTCGTCTGTAATCAGCTGACCAACGAATACCCACGAACGCGGAGTAGCGAATGCCTTGTCCGGGCTCTTGGAGTCGAAGTTGAAGAGCTTTTGCTTATGGTGCGACAAGAAGCCAACCACATCAGCATGGACACGGTTGCCAATTGCCCATTTCTGCCAGTCTTCGAAGTTTGCAGCCATTTCAATGTGGACCAAACGATTCGCAAGTGGGCTGGGCATACGATAGGTAACACCCTTATCGCTGTCACGGTTGCCAGCGCAAACCATCGACACACCCTTTGGCAGGTGATATTCGCCAACGCGGCGATTCAGGATCAGCTGGTAAGCCGCAGCCTGCACACTTGGAGGTGCAGCATTGATTTCGTCCAGGAACAAAATTGCATTGGAGAAGAAACCTTCAGTCGGCAGGTCTGCAGGCTGAGCCCACTTCATTGTCTTGGTTTCGGGATCGTAATACGGAATGCCCTTGATGTCAGTCGGCTCAAGCAAAAGCAGACGCATGTCAATCACAGGCCGGTTGGTATCAGCACCAATTTCCGCAATCAGTTCAGACTTGCCAATACCGGGAGGACCCCAGATCATCGCTGGGCGTCCAACCTTCATGCAGCGAGTAAGAAGTGTACGAACGTCCCTTGGGCGCTCAACGCGGTGTGTATCAAGTGTAGCCATTGTTAAATACTCCTGGGGTTAAAAATCTTGCTATGTGTCTATTATGCTATATTTATTATATAGCGTCAAGTGGTTATTTCACTTTTCCAGCCAGAACGTCCCA